CGTGGAACACGATCAGGCTTAATTTGGGAGGCGTAGTAGTTTTCGGTTTGCATTTTGATTTCTCTTAAGGAAGAAGCTTCTTGAGTAGCGCGCCGCCGGCTGCATATTCAGCAGCCTTAGCCTTCAGGATGGTATAGAACTTGGCATACTTGGCCAGACGGTCAAGATCCTTTTGTTCCACACCCTTGAGGCGCCGGAAGTCTGAGTTGTGAGTCAGGTCGGCGAGCTTGACCCGAACAGCATCATAGTTGGCCAGAACCTTCTCTTGATACTCTTCGTAGGTTTCGCCTTCGATCTTCGTCAGGGCGACGATGGCGTTAACCACCCTGGCCGAGAACCCAGCCACGATCAAATGTGCGGCCGTGATATGGGTGTCTTCGACCAGATCATGGCCGACAGCAACACAGTTGAGTTCTTCGTCCTCAGAATCGAGGATCCTCATCACGGCTAGCGGATGGAGAAAATACGGATGACCGCCCTTATCATATTGGTTCGCATGGGCATCAGCCGCAATCTGAATCATACAGGCTAGTTTAGTTTGGTTCTTGGTCATATTCTTATCATATCATAACCGGCAAATAAGTACACCACTTTATGAAAAAACTCCATAGCCACCGATATCTAGCCATGGACTTGTATCTTGAACCAAGTACCATTCCATGGTTGGTTCACCGGCATGGGCGATCATCATCCAAAGTCTGACATATTCTTCTGGGCCAATATAAGCTTCTTCGCCATCCTCGCTTGGATTGACATACATGGGATCGACGATAATTCCATGATTCTTTAAAGTTTCGATGTGCCATGAAGAAAGACAATTCTCTTCATATCCTCCGCAGAGCGCTTCAATATTAACGCCGATCTTTTCAACACCTTTGGAATAAGCAGCTGATAAATTTGGAACCGGTTCCTTAATCTCTACGACGTAGGTTTCACTTTTACCATGGCCATCATCTGACCAATCACCAACACACAATCTAACCTTGGTCATTTTCTATTCTCCTACCTTATAATGAAACATCGGTTGTTCCAGTTGCATCTTACGGTCTTCACCAACTGATTCTACTGTGGCTTGGATGAAATCTTCCCATTCGGCGGCCCGGATATCCCAGCTATAGAAGATCTTGGCGTACGCTGCCTGAGACATGAGCTTTTGAGCCATCGGCTCTGATTTGGTTCTAATGGCCACGATGGCCATCTCGAGAGCTCTCATAAAGATCCCAGCATGCTCGCGAATGTCCTCCTGGAACTGGTACATCAAAGTCCAGTTCGCTGCAGTCTCTGGGAGCGCTCCCAGATTAGGATGGACACACAGGAGGCCGGCGGCCATAGATTCCATCAGAACTAGGCATGAGGTTTCCAGCCAGGTGCATGGGTAGGCCAGGATATGGCTTCGCTTCAGGGCTTCACGGATCTCATCATTCGAGACCGACCCATGATAATTGACTCCCGGAGTATTTCGGGCTTGGTCGAAGAGGGCCTCGTAATCCTTGTCCCGATCATCCCAACCATAGAGGCTGAAGGACGAATAGATGTCCAGCTCGATATCGTCGTATTTCTCAACGAGCTTGGCAAACACTGCCAACAGGATATTCAGACCACGGTGTGGAGTGGAGAAGTAGATAAGACGAATCTTATCGGTCGGCTTCTCGTGATCTGGGAACCGCTGGATGGCGTTCTTCATCACCTCACAGACTCCCCATGGAATCTTGTAGTATGAAATGTATGCCTGGAGTTGCCAGTTCGACACAAAGACTAGCTTATGGAACTTCTTCCAGCCGCCATCCTTCAGGAAGTCTGACTCCGGATCTCCAGGTAGATCATGCGCCCAGAAGATACGAACCTTGTCATCTTCCAGTTCTCGCAGGCGAGATACGGTGATCTGTGTTTGGTCGTAGATATCTGGAACCGCACCCCTGAGGTGATTATCCAGAGCATATTTCATCAGCTCTGTTCCTCCCATGGCGTTCTTGGATAGGTTGTCTGTTGTTACTGCCATTTGTGTTCCTTAATTATAGTTTTCTTTGGGGCGATATAACCACCCCGTCGCCATATACGACTGCCCCACTGTCCATCCAAATTTTTGTCTTAGGAGCTCAAAAAGGTCATCATGCTTGCCTTTGGCAGATTCCCAAAGATCCCATATTTGTTGGCCCATCTCATCAGAATCTGATGGCCTAGAGCATAATGCGTATGGGTATTTCTTCTTCCAAGACACTAGGCTTGCCTAATCAAGATAGTCGGAGAAATCCGCTCTGGGGAGAAATAGCTATTAACGATATCAATCGCTACGTCGTAATCAAACTTCTTGCACGAGAAGATGTCGATATACCCCTCTTGTGTGTTATCACAGAAGTGGGCCATGATATTTGACGTCTCGATGAATTGAAGAACCGTCCAACCGGACAGATGTTCCTCACCATGGCCGAAGTGTAGGATCTGTGGTTCACCATATGGAACCATATCGATAGCCAGGACGAGATCTTTCACCCAGGTCTCGAGATATTTGGGATCAGTGATGGCTTCTTTGTCGCACTTGCTGCAATCGAGACACAAATGATATCCCCAGTAGTGTGGTTTTTCCATCAAAGTTCCTTTTCACACGGGGTAAACGACGTAACCTGAATGATCGAGTCCCACCTGAATGAACGCCAACCAGCATTAGGAATATCCCAAACAGCCTGGACATCCGGATTTTCAGCTCGCTTAGTTTCATGTTCTGGCTGCACTGTTTCAATCCAATCCGGATGAAGTGTGCATTTCATTGTCCGAATAGAACCATCAGCTTTAGTGAACTGCAGCGTGATGATATAATTCCCCAAGAACGGGGCGATTTGCCTCTTAAATTCTTCAACCTTGCTCATTCAGTTCACCCCAATTATTAACCCATGTTTCCAGTTCGTTATAGCCACCGATCAGATACCCACGCTCGGCGATCTCGATGATCGGAAAGCTCTTAGCGTCTGGGAACTTTTCCTTCAGCTGTTCGATAGTGAAATCACGATCCAACTTCTGTCCTGTATAAGTGATACCTTTGGCTGTCATCAAGTTCTTAGCCCTGGTACAATACTGGCAATTGTCCTTTGAATAGATCATAAGCAGAGGAAATTTCATTACGCCTCAGCTCCTGGTAGCTTATTCTCCTTGGCCTTCCAGTACCCGAGGTAGTCGTTGGCCTTAACCTTGATCCAAGGTTTATTGGTCTGAGACTTATCGGGGTTGGCAATAGTCAGCCAGGGGTTTTGCCCTCGGGCCCAAGATTCAATCTTAATAAGACTAGTCTCCAGCGCACTGCGACCATCCTTCACGGCTCTAGACATGAGAGAGCTAACCTTCCGGCGAAGACCCTTTGATGTTAGCTTTTTACGCAGTTTCTTCTTGCCCAATTGGTGTTTCTCCTTTACCTATAATACGTTTAGTTGGTTTAGACAGTCCAGCCTGAGCATGAAGGAAGACTGCAAATCTATAAAGCTCATCAAAATCATCGTCTGAAAGAATATCGTATATGTCTTTCAGAAGCTTTTCACGTTGATATCTAACGCCATATGTGGTCATGATAGCTTCACAACATGAATCTGGTCGTCGCTAATCGTGACGGTCTCTTTCAAGAGTTTCTCGAGCTGCCGGTGTTGCTCATCAATGCTGGGGAATGTATCACAAATTTCATACCAAGATGGATATTCTTCACTAGCATAGGCAAACTTGGCCAGTTCCTTGCAGAAGGCGATAAACTCCGGAGTCTTGGCAGCAAAGTCGGATTGGCAATATACGCCAACAACGGCTACGCCCTTATTCGCTGTAGACTTGTCTGAATGTGTATAAGTTTCAATGCGGCCGGCAGTCATAATCATCCTCAATAATAAATTGGCCAGGATACTAGGATTCGAACCTAGAACATGGGAGTAGAAATCCCAGGTGATGTCCAGTTTCACCATACCCCGATTGTTTGGCAGCGATAGTAGGACTCGAACCCACAATTTCTCCTTCGTAGGGAGTGGTGATGTCCAGTTTCACCATATCGCTATATTATTCTATCATAACACGTCCGGATTAAATTGTACACCACTTTTTGCGATATGTGAGCGATGAATCCTGCAATATATATTCTCGTTGTAAAAAAGATCTGGCTGCTCTAAGACTCTTAGCTGGAACTGAAGAGCAGCTTCAATGTAATTACACTCACCACGAGTAGAGCACAAGTATAAAATCTTACGATCAAAGCACTCAGGACCTAGAGCTTCAACATCCTTAAGCAAGGCCGGAGAAGAACCAAAGTAATTCTCCCAATCTGATGGGAGCCTGATCTTCTTTCTCTTCTTATTGACCTGTTTTGATCCCGCCTTGGTGAAGAGCTTCTTACCGATATATCTCTTACCGGAGACCTTGTTGGTTATAATGTAGACGAAGCCCATAGCTGACCCTGGATCAGTGAATTCTTTACCTTCGTACAACCATCCATCAACCATATTATACCTCTTTTCAGAGGTATTTATCCCTTATCAAAATAAGAAGATGCTAGAGGATCTTCTGGATATTCATCGTCTTCATCTTCATACTCCCAATCCTCCTGTTCGTCTGGATAGAAGTTGGCGTACGCTTTATCAAATGCAGGATCGATGTCGCAGCATTCGTCTAGGGTGTCACAATCAGCGTCTTGGAATGCCTCGATCAGGATCCCGTATAAGGCCTGACGCACGTCATCCTTAATCTCATCTGCTAGTCCAGTATCTCTGATGTTCATGACGATATCACTCATCACGCCTGATCCGCTTGCCCAACTCATATAGTTCTCCTTAAATTTTCAATTTGCTTAGGAAGTCAGAAGTGACATCCTGTTCAATGCCACCAACGACATACATCGTATTTTCCACTTCTTGCGGAGCATTTTGCACCTCAACCCCCCCGATCCACCGTTGTGTCCACGGAAGAGGATTCTCTCTTACCTTGGGAATATTGGGGAGAGTGATACCAATAGCCGTTGCTCGCTTCCACCCGATATAGTAAACATATTCCTTAAGGATATCAGCGTTCAGCCCAAGCATCCCGCCATCCTTGAAGAGATACTCTGCCCAGGCTACTTCCTGGTTGATGACGTCCTCGAAGATCTGAGGACCAACGGTCTTGATATATTCCTTGGGGTAGAACCCATGGTTAGGCGCGTACATGGCCAAAACCTTGATGGCCTGTTGGGTGAATGCAAGATGGAGGTTCTCATCTCTGGCGATCAATTTGATGATCTTGGCGTTGCCTTCCATCTGCTTCTGTTCAGCAAAAGCCCATGAGCACGCGAATGACACATAGAACCTGATACCTTCCAAAGCGTTGACTGCTAGCATCGCTCCTAGAAGGGTCTCTGGCGAAGGGTTCTCAATGAGATCGTCATACCATCTGCTGATGTCATCCTTACACGCCACGATCTCCGGAATGTCTAGAACCTTATCCAAGACTACAGATGGGTCTGGGTAGATGTTTTGGATGATATGGGTATACGACTCTGAATGGATAGTCTCAAAGAATGTCCAGGTGATGATGAATTGTTCTAATTCGGGGACAGAAGCAATTGGCAAGAAAGCAATCGCCGGGTCTCTACCCTGTTTGGTATCGAGGAGGATCTGACGCTGAAGGTTGGATGTAAAGATGTGCTGCTTATGCTCATCCAAGGCCTTGAATTGTTTTGGGTCTTTGGCCAGGTCGATCTCTTCCGGTTGCCAAAAGAACCCACGCTGCTTTTTGGTGAGCTTGGAAATCCATGGATATTCTATCTTGTCGAACCTGGCAATCTCAGGTGTTGGTCCGAAGAATAGGTCAGTCATATTGCACAGCTTTCACAAATTTCATCATCGGTTGCTTCATCATCCAGGCCAGGTAGATCTTCATCGCCGGAGTGGTCGTCTTGGTTGAAGTAGTATAGTTGTTTCCCACCGTATCGATAGAAATATACAACATCTTCCATCATGACGGACATCGGTATCTTGTTATTCTCAAAGAAGTCTGAGTTATACGTAGTATTCACTGAGATACCTTGGTCCATCCACTTCTGAAATACTAGGGTGATGGATAGATATCCTTTAGGAGACTTCTGGTTATACTTAAGTTCGTATTTGTTTCCTAGCTTCTTGGACTCTGGGACGATCTGCTTATAGATACCGTCCTTGGATTGCTTGGACGTGATGATGGCCGGGACCGGTTCGAAGCCGTTCGTCGAATTGGAGATCAAGGCCGACGTCTCACACGGCATGCCCGCCATCAGGGTTGAGTTATAAATGCCATGGACAAGGATATCAGATCTGAGCGTTTCCCAATCCATCTTAGGATTGTGCGGCACCAGCTCATCCATGGTCTTCTTATATGTATCTACCGGCAGAAGCCCCTTGGACCATTTGGTCTCCAAAAAATTAGGGCATGGTTCTCCAATTTCTTTTGCCAACTCCATGGAGGCTTTGATCAGATAATAGGAATATGCTTCAGCATACTCATCGATAAATTCAAGATCAGGTTCTGAGTAGGTGATATTATTCTTGGCCAACCAGTATGCCAAGTTGGTGATGCCGATACCAAGAGGTCGACGTCCCATGGTTGCCAGCTGCGCAGCTAGGACCGGATAATCCTGGTAATCCAGGATCTCGTTGAGGGCCCTGACGGCCAGGGTTGCAACGCGTTCATAGTCTGATGGGTGTTTGATCTTGCCTTGGTTGATAGCCATCAGTGTGCACAAGGCAATCTCACCATCCGGGTCATCCAGGCTATTTAGCGGCTTTGTTGTGAGGCAGATCTCTACGCAATTATGCACTAGAATACCATTGGCAAAGAAGTTATGATTATCTTCAACTGTGATATCATATACATCCTCACGATAGGAAAGCTTTGTAATTTTAATTCCCATGATACCTCTTTTGTAGACCTAGTTTGATGTTTTTCTTGTGTTTTTCAGTTAATTTTTTGCCCTTAAAACTATCACTGAGTAATTTTCGATGTTCTGGTGATCTAAAATACGGATTATATTTCAGTTCAGTAAGTTCTTCAATAATATTGACAAGATTATGATAGCGGCCGTTAAATCTAAACTTAGTAAAGTGTTTAGGTATTTTAACTCCAACACTAATTCCATACGCAATCAATGTTTCATGAGACGGAATCTTTCCATGCACCTTTGTGCATTCTAATGCAACGTTTACTATATCCGTATCTGTTAGGCCTGAATAATTTGCATTCCCGGCTCCAGAGAACCGTTCTGATAATTTGGCTTTCCATGATTCTAGTTTGTCTTTTGGCACAATGTGTCCTCCGCACCCACCCGGTTTGGCGTTATATCCAACATTCAAATAATCTCGTTCCAATATGAGAGTTTCTTCCATTACCTTAGCGGCGTCAATAGAGTCAAATTCGTATAGAACTTGGATTGAAAAGTTTTCATGGCCGTGTTTTCTAATGGCCGAATGAAATCTAAATGGAGATCCTTGATTAGCACTGGATATGTGAGAACTCCACCGTTGTTTAAGTGTTCTTCCAGAATAGCCAATATATCCTTTATTGTTTATGTTGTTAATAATTTCGTATACTATGAACATTCCAACTCCTTGAAATCAATTTTCCTACTCTAGTTATGAAAATTGAAATCTTAGAAATTGATTTACTAACTAAACACTAACACATCATCTTCAACCAAATCCTTAGCCATTATATATCCACGATTTTTGGTGAATATTTGGTGTTCGGGGGTGCATCTAATAACTCTACCAGTAACTTCATCTTCAATTTCTAATAGTTCGGCATTGATCTTTGTAAGTGCT